GCGAAGCACTTCTTCGGCAGGTTCTGCCTCAATTGCGTCCAGAAGTTCGCCTCCGGTCCCTTGCTCATTGGTCACATCCTTGTAAGTCCCTTCGATCTGGAAGGCTTGGGGATACTGCTTCTGTAATGCAGCAAGTCGGGTGGTAATCTCATCCCGTGAAAGCTGATCGATGGTGTTGATTGTTTCCCGCCTGTCGATGGTCAAACCACCAAGGGCAGAGCGTATCTTCTCCGCATTGATAGCAGCCGAAAACTGGCCAGCCTCTTCCGCTCCCGTGCTCAGTTGATGCAACCTCTCAAGCTGTCCAATGGTTGTCACACCATAGCGGCGCTCTCGTTCCTGTCGTAGCTCGGTGATGTACTCCAAGACATGCGGATAGTCCCGACCATTTAACAGAATGGATGCCTGTTTCGGGGCCACATCATGCGAATACCCTGCCTTGCGGGCGCACTCAGCATTGGAATAGATGCCCTCCACGATCTTCTGTGCAAAAGTCATCTGCCTATTGGTGAGCTTGCGCCCGTGTTCTTCTTCGATCTTCTTCTTGATTGACGGCATGAATAGTCTCCATGTTTTCAACAACAATACAACAACAGGATCGCCCTGTTCAAGGGGGCCGCTGCTGTTTACACCTGTTTACACGATTTCCCCTGATTTTGTAGACGGTCAACAACACTCAACAACATGGTTGTCGGATGCTTGAGAAATTTCAGAGGCTGAAACGTAAACAATAAGGCCTTATTGTAAACAGGTGTAAACAGTCGGTTCAACTATAGTGTGTTTGTTTACGCTGTTTACAAGATTTACACGAAAACTTTTTCCTTTTGGGCTTTTTCTAAAAAATCTAGCGAAAATGTGTATACAGCGTAAACAGCCCCCTCGAATATTTTTTGTTGACGGCTTTGCTTTATGTTGCTAGTCTACAAGTATTCAACATTACGAAAGGACTAGAAATGTTTACTGTAGATTGTATGGAAGATGGCACGATGACCTTGGACTGGGACCCTGCGTCCTACAAGACCAAGGGCCGAGCAGCGAAGGCCTTGTACCGCGCATTGTGTGACTGGTGCCGCAAGGTTGGCATGAACCCTGACTATGAGGTTTCGATTTGGACACCAGCGCAGCGCAAGGCCCATGGTCATTCTGCTAATTGGGCCGTGAGCCTAGAAGCGGGGCCCTATGAGTGGGCTATCTTTGCCTCGATGCAGATCCCTAGTGACTGTGCGTGGGGATATGTTGAGCCGTATTATTCTTTTGATCTGGAGTTTGTAGGATGAAACTAGAACTAAAGAACATCAAGCACACATCGTGGGCATCTGAAGAGACCCACTGTTACCAAGCCTCATTGTATGTGGACGGCAAGCCTGTTGCGATTGTCAGCAACGATGGACGTGGGGGCGCGGACCGTGACTATCCGCATCCTAAGTTCAAGGGCGATTACCGTGCGCAGATGCGTGATGTGTCTCGTTACTTCTCAGGCTTACGCCGCACGGCTGTGACGGAGTGGTCTCCAGAGGGCATGGAACAGTGCCTAGAATTTTGGTGCTGTGATCAGGTCAACGATTGGCTCAGTGCGCGTGAGTTAAAGAGCAAGTTGAAGAAGCAATTTCTGTTTCAGTTTGCTGACAAGGTTGGTGTGTTTGCTCACAAGACGCGGCCTTCCCGTGCTCACAAGGCGACCATCTTGAACGACCTGCCTTTTGACGAGGCGTTGTCTATCTGGAAGGAGACAGCGTAATGACCAGATACTGGGTAGAGTTTAAGGACTACGAAGACAACCATGTCAGTGTATATATCTACGCTTACAGCGCGAAACAGATACGAGACATGTTGCCCGAATATAACCTCATAGCAGTAGACGAAACTGAATAAACAAAGGAGAAATCAAATGCCTAATCATTGCTATCAGAGTGTGTACCTTCACGGCCCATGCCATTTGATCCATCACTTACATGCTGCGTTATCGAAGCCGGAGCCAGAGTTTTGCAGCACGATTGCGCCTATGCCGTTTGAGGTGTTGTGGTCCGAGGAGACGCGGTCGGGTCAGGTGATGCCTGACTGGTATGAGTGGCGGCACAAGAACTGGGGTACGAAGTGGGATGTCTGCGAGGTTGAGATCGACCATGACGGTCTTGAGTATTCGGATGAGGAGGAGGTTGCGTGGTTCTCGTTCCGTTGTTGGACTGCGTGGGGTCCGCCTGTTCCTGTATGGGATCGTCTTCATGCGATGGGCATTGAGGTCCAAGCTGATTACGAGGACGAGGGCGGCATGTTTGCGGGTGAGTATCACCACGGTGAGGACAAGTGCTGGCAACCGGAAGAGGAGGCAGTGTGATGAGGTATAATCTTGTATGCATGCATTGGGTCGTGGAGAGGCTGGACGAGATCTCAAAGAGGATTGAGGAGGACATCAAGATGAACCCTGATGTCGATGTGTTCTGCGATGTGGGTGTAGAGGACCTACGGGGTGAGCTTGTTTACCAGATGGGTGTCCGCGCCCATGAGACATGGAAAGATAATGGGAGGGGTAAAGATGACTGATCGTGAGATGGACAAGATATTGGACGAGGTATTCCGCAAAGTGTTTGGGGAGAAGTGGTGATGGGTGAGTTAAGCGGATGGTATGAGGGTGAGAACGGAGCAGTTCAATTCTATGCCCGAACGAAGGTTGGTCAGGACATGGTAGACCTTCTCGGCGATATGTATGCGGGGGACCCTGACTTCGGGTTCACTGACATGGAGGTTGATTACGATGGCAAGGATGTCACTGCCGAGGTCTATGGGATCATGAAGCAAGTGTCGTTTATAAAACTAATGGGAGGGAGTGGTGATGGGTAAGATGAAAGAGGAGTTCATGCGTCTGCAAGAGACGCCGATCATGGACCCGTGTTCCGAGTGCCAAGGTACAGGGACCGTGGAGGTTGAGGTTGCGATGCCTCACAATGCGGGCCGTGATATTGGCGAGTTGTATTGTGAGGAAGAGACTTGCGATGCTTGTGGTGGCGGCGGCGAGGTTGAGCGGCTGTGTGGTTGCGGGCAGTGGGTTACGCTGATCATGGGCGAGGTAGATTGGGTGTGTGAGGATTGTGCTGATGAAACTGTTTAGAAAACTATTAGAATTTATGAAGACAAAATTTTGGAGGGGTTTGTTCTCTTCGAAAATACAAAACAAAGTAAAGAAGATCGTCAGAAAAAGAAAAGACAAGGAACATTTCGGGACACATTACTACCTGAGTGATTTGCTGGATGTGATGCCCCGTGCTTTTCTGGGTTTAAATATGTTGCAGAAGACTGATCCGGAAATTCATAAACTGTTTTCCAAGACGGGTTGTGCCATTGTGTCTAAGGACATGCGAATGGCTACAACAAAGTCTGGATACATTGATTTCAAGAACGCCCCTTCTTTTGGGTGTGCTCACTTGGTGGGCGAAGTACATGACGATGATTACGAGGGTGCGTGTCCGATCATTTGTTACTTTAATAAGATAAAGAGGCCCTTCAACGTGCAGCCCAGCAATGACACGATCTATGAGTTTGGTGTCGTGTATGACACTGAGCATCTGGCGGGATTTCCCCCCGCCATGTTGGATAAAGTTTATATGAGCGTGGACGAAGAGGGTGCTCTAAAGGCTCTGAAGACCTGTCGTCCTACTTGGCTGCGTGTTGGCAACTCGTCTTTCTCTCGGATGACTTGGAAATATCCAGAGCTACTGGAGCGGTACGCAGAGCAGTGGGGCAACACTGACATTGAAGGGGTTGCGTCTTGGTGGTTTAATGTAATTAGTCACCTCGCCATGTCTACTGAGAGTGGTTTAACTGTGCGTGTAAAGAAGAAGAAAAGCGTTATCTCTTTTGCCATTGATATGGAGCGGACCCCATACTTTTTCTCGGACAGGGAGAAGGTTGTAACATCAAAGGGTCAGACCAAAAAGATCTTTCACGTTGTACGAGGGCACATGCGCAAGATGTCGGACGGCACCGAAAAGCATATCAAGTCTCACTTCAGAGGGCTGCGTAAGTTCGTTTGGAACGGGTACGATGTGTCGATTTCCTTGACGGGTAAGCATCACAATTCAATGTTCTCATATACGGGAGACATAGAGTTGGCGGCTAGTGCCGAGGATCAAGAGGCCCGAATCAAGAGTGGACGTTATGTGGACAGCGAAACTCTAGGAAAAAGGAT